GTGATAATACATATAGTGATTATCTCAAGAACCAGGAGGTAATTATCAAAAAATATGCTATGCAAAATCCCCATAATGATTATCTGGATAATGATAATGTAATTATGTGCTGGAGTATCTATATAATGATTATCTTATAATGGGTGAGATTTTCTACATAATGACTATCCAAATAATGGGGTTTGGTTATGTGATAATGATTATCTCCATAATGGAACCAAGGAGCGCTCACACCTCGGGTGATGGCGGCCATGTGATGGGAGTGATCTTCAACTTGGATCGATCTTGGGCCGAAGGCCCAGCTCACCACTGGTGTTCCTGTGTTCCCACTCCTGGTTCCCTATATAGCTCTAGGTGTTTTAGCTCTGGTTCCACCCTGGTGATCCTCTTGGATCCCAGGAATAGCTTTGCCTGTCCGTCTTTTCCCTATATAGACTCTCTCTGCGGGTTGAGACCCTACGAAAGATTTTATAGAGGAAAGGCAGAGGTAGGGGGTGGGTGTTCCCCAAATCAGAGATACAGGTTATGCACCAAGAAAAAGGGGGCGTAAAGCCCCCTTCCTATATAAAATTGGATGGATTATTATCCTGTTATTATCCTGATAATGTGTGAGTTAATGCCAAGTAATCCCTTGGTAGTAGCCTCGGGTGACGTCGACCTCGACCCAGGCCTTTTCGTCCTCGGAATAGCCCATGAACCAGGCGGCCTTGGTGATGTCGGTGGTAGCCTCCTGCTTGCCGTCGACCATGTAAGTGACCATAATCGAGAGGATCTGATTGTTTCCCGCGGAGATGTCTATAACTAAGAGGTCGTCCTTGAGCACTGGTGCCTTGACGGTACTCATCCAGGAATTCCTTTCATCATTTCCTTGAGACGACCAGCGGCCTCTGGGAGTGCAAAGACCTGGGGCGTGCCACCTGACCAGACATCGACCTTGCAGGCGGCGACTACCGCGGCAACCGGATCAAGTCCTGCAGCGAGGCAGCCCAGCGCCGGCGCCATACCGCTACCCCAGGCGTGATACTCGCCGTAGCATTGGACCCAGTGATCATTGATGGTAATCCAAACCGTGCTATCGGGTCGAAGGTGAATGACGCGGGCGTCATCCTCGAGTTTGGGCTGGGTCGATCGACCAACTATATCCCCCACCTGCGCCGCCGCAATCATCCAGTCGATCAGGACCATTGCCGTTTCAATGGTGCCCGTGAACGCAAGGCATCCGCCATCGGCGAGCTCGTACAGCTTCTTGTGGTTGCTGCCCGTGATGATGTCATCGGTTGTGGCCCGCGAGTCAGCTACCAGGATGCCAGAACGGTAAGCGATAGTGGTCACGTCAGTGCGCTTTCTATAGAGCTGGCCTTATGCGCATTGCTAAGAAGTCCGTGACCGAGCCAGGGCCGGCAGGACGCGAGAACCGGTACTTGAAAATCACACTTGATTAAATCATCTAATGGTGGTTTAAAACCCAAATCGGATTATCTGATAACCCAACCTGATTTGCAAGGTAAACCTATGACAGATATGAAGGGACTACCCGTCGCCGGCTACCGAGCCACCCAGTCATCTCTACGTCTCGAGGTCGTCAACGCCGGCAAGAGCCTTGAGGAGCTGGCCTTACGGCATGCTGAAGTGCTGAAGAGCTACGGTGACAAGATCGATCAGCGTGACGTTGCCCGTGGCATTACCCTCATCGAAGAGGGGTTCTCTCGCCTGGCTCGCGCGGTGCTCCGGCCACAGCGTCTTACCGGGCAAGTCAAAGCTCTGCTCACTTATCCGGTGGCACTTGACGACACCGCCACCAACTAACCCCCAGCGAACCCTCCGGCGCGGGTGCCAAGGCCGCAGGCCGCCAGGCACGGAAAGCGCCGGATGGGTGAGCGGACCCAGAGACAAAATCCAATGACCTTCAATTCCACCCCATTTCCCGAACCCATCGAGGAAGAGGTTACCCGCGCAGTACGTGCCATCCAGGTGATGATCCAGTCCCTGACGGGCAAGGAATTGCCCGAGGCCAGGGCTCGTGAGCTCTTCAACGAGGCCCGTGAAAAGGCCATTGCTGCTTTGAAAGAGGTTCAACCGTGAGCAATGCTGTGACCGAGTACCTCCCCCAGATCATCCCAACCAAGCTCGCGGTCACGGCCCTGCGGCGGATGTTCTTTGCCTTCACCGGGCAAGAGCTCAATGCGGACAAGGCCCGTGAGCTGCTCGAACAAACCCAGCAAGGTAAAGGTGCCTCCAAAAAATGAAGATCGCACTCGACTATGATCTGACCTATTCCCGGGATCCACGCTTTTGGCAGTGGGTCATCAGGGTCGCTCGCTTCTTCAAGCACGACGTCCGTATCGTGACAGCCCGGGACGAGCGCCTCGATCGGACCTCGGCACTCGTCGAGGTGGAGAAGTACCTACCCGTCATCTACTGCCGCGGCATCGCCAAGAAGTGGTACTGTGCCCACTTCAGCGAAGATTTCATTCCTGACATCTGGGTTGACGATAAGCCAGAAAGCATCATCGCCAACTCTACAGCCACACCCGAAAGCCTGGTCGACTGGCGATTAGTCCGGGCTGAGGGCCCAGTGGTGCTTCGATGAGCAACCATCAGGGCTGGATTGGCGTCGACCTCGACGGCACCATCGTCTTTCACGACAGCCGTGACTTCCACTACGCCAAGATTGGAAAGCCGATCAAGCCAATGTGCGACCGGATCCGCAGATGGCTCAAGGAAGGCACAGAAGTACGGCTGATGACAGCCCGGGCTGGCCTCCCCACTGAACAGCTGCATGAGTTCATCATCAACTGGACGGTTTGGAGCCAACTGGAATTTGGTCAGGTGCTCCAGGTCACCGATCGTAAGGACTTCTGGATGATCGAGCTCTGGGATAGCCGGGCCGTCACGGTTATCCCGAACACGGGTCTCCCGCACTTTCTGGTATGAAAATGAAAAAGGGGCCAAGAGAACTCAGGGGAAGGAGTGTTCCCCCCTCTCTCGGCCCCACTCACCTCAGCAGCAGAAACCCACAAACGCTGCGAGGGAACTAAATGGTTTGGTAATCGGAAATGATTATCTGGTGTGGTTCTTCAATATGGTGGTAATGTTTACCATAAAATCCGTTTAAGGCAATAGATATAATGACGACCCCGTCCCTTTTCGGAACGCCCCCCTTGCAGCCAGCGCCCGTACCAACACCAGGTACGGGAGTGGTGGCTCCGTCTTCCTCCTTGGTTCTTCTGACCAAGGCGGACGTCAAGCGCGCCCTGCCCTCACACCTGCGGGCATCAGTGACCCAGGTGATGGTCGACACGTTGAACGCGATCTCTGCGGATCCAATCGCTGCCGATAACATTCGGGACAACTTCGTCAGCTACATGGTGGTCCTCAAGGAAGGTAGGTTCAAGACTGAGGACTACGTCCATGCAGTCGCCTACGTCAGCTTTAAGCTGATGGGCTACACCAACGAAGACTCGTATGCCCGGGCCTTCCCACAGCGATACGCAAACCTCCTCGCCAAGGGCACTTCCAAGAAAGACATCTCGTCCTACGTCTCGGCGTATCACTGCGGCAAGATGGTCAACCTGATCATGGAGCAATCCCTGGTTCCCACCTGGGTGCTCAACCAGGACCTCTTCCAGAAGGCACTCAACGTTCAGGCCGATCTGATGCTGAACGCCACCAGCGAGAAGGTTCGGACGGATGCGGCCAATTCTCTGCTCACCCACCTCAAGAAGCCCGAGCCCAAGGGTGACTTCCAAATTAACCTCAATACCGCGGAGACCTCAGGTATGGCGGAGATGAAGGCCACGCTGGCCCAGCTCGCCCAGCAGCAGCGGCAGGCGATCGAGGCCGGCAACATGAAAACGATTGACGTCGCAGCCTCAAGGCTGGTCCGTGACGAGGAGCTTGTCGATGGCAATTAGACTCCGAACCATTAAAGGAATTCGTGTGGCGCTTTGCGCGGTTGAGACCGATGAGCGCCCAGGTGATGTTTATCTCGATGACAGGGATCACTATGTTCTCGTAGTGAAATTCGTTCGTGATTTTATGTCGAAGGGTGTCCTGCCGGAGTATCCCGACGAATTGGCGGCGATGGACAGCCAGAAGATACGTGACGCCAAGGACGAGCTGCTGACGTGGTTGGTTCGTGATGAGATTACTGATGAGTGATCCGATCGAGACCAACGAGGTTGACAGCACCGTCAGTTTCACTGGCCGCACGATCATCAAACAGACACTCGACCAATGGCTGGATGGTGTCGACTACACCGAACTCAACGACGGTCATTACGTGCCATCTGAGTTCAGCCTCGTTTTTATGAACCTAGTAAAGCTGATCAACGGCAAAGAGGGGGAAAGTCACAAAACGCCACCGGTTCATCTGAAGATGCTGGACAAGCTCAGCTCTAAGTCGACCCAGATTGCAAACCTCTGCTTTCGAGGTGCCGCCAAGACTACGTTGTTCTTTGAGTACCTGGCTCCGATCCTCGCCATTTTCCATTATCTGCCTGAGTTCGGTGAGCTTGACAGCATGATCTACGTGTCCGACTCGATGGACAACGGTGTAAAGTCGGCGCGCAAGAACCTGGAGTTTCGCTACCAGAATTCGGAGTTTCTCCAGGAGTGGCTGCCCGAGGCTCACTTCACGGACAGTTATATCGAGTTTACCAACAAGGAAGGTAAGCGCTTCGGCATCAAGATGTTCGGTGCCAAAACCGGTATCCGCGGAACCAAGATTTTCGGCAAGCGTCCGAAGCTTGCTGTGCTCGACGACCTCGTTTCCGACGACGACGCCAAGTCCAGAGCGTCGATGCAATCTATCAGTGATACGGTCCACAAAGGCATCAACTACGCCCTCGACCCGACCCGCCGGAAGATCATCTTCAATGGCACGCCGTTCAACCAGCAAGACATCCTGATCATGGCGGTCGAGTCCGGCGCCTGGGATGTCAACGTCTGGCCAGTATGTGAGCGTTTTCCCTGCACCAGGGAAGATTTCATCGGGGCTTGGGACGATCGCTTCACATATGAATTCATCATGGAGCAATACGAAAACGCGGTACTCGGTGGCACCGTTGAGGCTT